TGGACATTCTTTGAAACAAACATTCACTCACGCAGTTACAGTCACATTATACGTAACATCTACAACGTGCCCAAGGATGTGTTTAACACCATCCATGACACACAAGAAATTGTGGACATGGCCAGTTCAGTTGGCAACTACTACGAAGCATTGCACATGGTCAACTGTCGTAAGCAACTAGGCGAGTCTGTTACAGAGCACGAACATATTCGAGCAATCTATATGGCTCTACATGCTAGCTATGCGCTAGAAGCATTCCGCTTCATGGTTAGCTTTGCCACAAGTCTTGCCATGGTAGAGAATCGCATCTTTATGGGCAATGGTAATATTATTGGGCTAATCTTACAAGACGAGATTCTGCACAAAGAATGGACAGCTTGGTTGATCAATCAAGTGGTCAAAGAAGATCCGCGCTTTGCCAAGGCCAAAGTAGAATGTGAAGCTGAAGTGTACCAGATGTACTTGGATGTGATCCGTGAAGAAAAAGCCTGGGCTGAATACTTGTTCAAGAAGGGTCCAGTTATTGGTCTTAATGCAAATATTCTTAAAGACTTTGTGGACTACACAGCAGTAGGTGCACTGAAAGAAATTGGCATCAAGTATCTTGAGCCTGCTCCGCGTAACACACCAATCCCGTGGTTTAACAAGCATGTGGACACAAGCAAGAAACAATCGGCCTTACAGGAAAACGAATCAACCAATTATGTAATTGGAGCGATGAGCGAGAATATTGATTACGACGAGTTACCAAATCTATGATATTGTCAAGACTGGAGTTTATAGATTACTTCAAAACTTTAGACTCCAGGATTGACGGCAACGATCCTGATTGTCCGCTGTGGATACCCGAGCATGATAGCAAACCATCTAGTTGGTTTGTGCGAGTAGTACCCATTAAGGCACATAGATTCAAGCGGAAATATTACGATTGGTGCAACAACACACTAGCAGATGTTGTTCGCTGTTATAGCAGTGATCCAGACCACCAACAAGAGTGGTGGGGATTTACCAATCAAAAGGATATTGTACCATGGTTGTTAAAGTGGTCTTAAAATCCATCCTTTAACAACTTTGCGTTTTGCCTTAACTAAGTTGTTCACGCCGCCACTGTCGAGCTTATATGTAGTTCGAAAGTCATACTGAGTCATACTAACTTCCTCGTTGGTGATGGTATTAAAGAAACAATATATAGTATGATCATACCGTACACTGCCTGAACCAGTATATAATTTGCGATATAGATCTTTGTTTTTCTGACTGTGCCCCGGATTAGCAGGCCCGGACATACGTAAGCTAGCAGACAGATTAGTACGACCAAGCAAAGATGTGCTAGTATTTGGGCGTTTTTGTCCTGTTTGTTTTTTTATGTTTATAGCAACACGATGGGCGATTTGTTCTTTAGTTTGTTTCATCCCGCAAGATCCGTCGCCGCCGTTTGTTTTATTTCGAAGAATACCTGTGCCAATATCTTTGCGACCATACCAGCGTATCATCCTGCGTTCAATAGCTAACGCACCAACATCGGTTAGATTACTTTCAAGTATTATAATTCTTGAACGATCAACTGGAGGATGAACTTCGCCTTTTCCTTTGATCCAGGCTCGACGATCTTTGCCTTTTCCTATATAATAAGGAGTTCCGTCTTCTCGCAAATATGCATAGACGTAAAAATTGTTAGTTAAATACATTGCTGATGTTCCTCCAGAACGTTAGAGTAGTTGGGAACGCCAATTCCGCGAACTACACCTATATTTATGAAAGAAAATAAAAATATGACAAAAGCTATAGTCTGGAGCAAGGACGGTTGTAGCCACTGCGTTCAAGCCAAGAGTCTATTAGAGAGCCGCGGTATTGAATATGAAGAACGCAATGTAAGCCAGGACTGGACCCGAGAACAACTATTAGAAGCTGTACCAACAGCCCGAACACTTCCGCAAATCTTCTTGAATGAAGAACATGTGGGCGGATTTACAGAACTCAGAAAGAAACTAGCATAATGCAAATAGCACTCGAACTAAATCAAGTATACACATTCAAAATGAACTCAGGCGAAGAAATGGTAGCCAAAGTCAAACAATCTGGCGGTGATTGGATCACTCTAGAAGAACCGGTAAGTATTGCTCCGGGTCCTCAAGGCATGGGTCTTGTGCCCAGTTTGTTTACTGCAGATCCCAAAGAAGAAATCAGGTTAAATACTAACAGCGTTGCTTTGGTATCCAAAACTGATGACTCAGTCAAAATGAAATATCTAGAAGCAACAACTGGTATCAAGGTACCAGAAAAGAAACTTATACTAGGATAATATGCCAGCAGTGCAGCGAAATGGTGATTCAAACGCAGGGGGTGGCGTGGCCCAAGGAGGCGTGACGTCAGTGCGAATCAACGGACTTCCGGTAATGATACCTGGCCAGAGTGTAACACCGCATCCTCCTTACCCAAAAGATGGCCGCAATGAACACAACAATGGTAGCCAGGCCACCGCTGGTGGGAACGGTTCAGTTCGTGCTGGCGGCCAACCAATTGTTGTAACTGGCAATACAGACACTTGCGGCCATCCTCGAGCCGGTGGTAGTCCGGATGTAAGGATTGGCTAATGGTACAAAGTATTGTATCGCCTTTACAGCTTACCGCTGCTGCTAGCCTGTTGCAAAATCAAGGTCTGCGGTCCCTGCCCACAAGTTTGACCGCAGCAATCCATGCATACAATGCAACCACGCTGGCCATCAATATAAAGTCTGCACTGGATTGGTACAAAGCACAAGCATTTTACACTGAGTCTACTTTTGATGCTTTGCTAAGTTTGGGCAGCACAACATGCCCTGCACTGGGAAACTCTATTCCTGCTGGTGCCCTAGGCACTTTTGCGTACCTTGATCAAGAATATCTTACCAACAACCCTCCCGACGATGGCAGTACCTTTCAACCATCAGGATTTACAAATCTAATAGAACAAGTGGCCAGCGCATACCTGGGCAATGGCAGTGCAGCAAAGTTTGCTCAAGGATTCATGGGCGTAGTAGGATATACCAACACAGTAAATCAATTTATTACCAGCAGTGTCAATGCCAACGAATATCTTGGCCCAACATTTGCTGGCATGGACGCACTGACCACTGCCAGCATCAGCGCAATTAATCCTGTGTTTGATCGTTTTGGCACTGACATTGCTCGCCAAGGCAACCTTGTAAATTTGGCCAACCTTGACAATTACGGAACGCCCAGCGCATTGATACAGCAAATAAGCAAGCTGGCAAAACTGCAGGGAAGAACTTTGCCTGCAATTCAAAGTGCGCTGATTCGCGTGGGTGTTACCACAGACGAAATCAAAGACATTGTTGACAACAATCGAGCCAGTTTGCTCAACCCCAATGGCCTAACACAAAATCAGTGGGACCGACTACAAAAGCGAGCATATCAAGGTTTCAGTCAACTCAAGGGCGCTGAACTACAGCAAGTGTTAGACATATTAGATGTTACCACCCCCAACATCACCAGCTTGGATCAGTTACTGGATCCAACAAAAACGTTTCCCTTGAGCTATCCCACCATGCAGACATTGTCTCCAGAAGGCTCAATTTTTATTTTTTCGCCTGACGGCAGTGTTAATTCCAGCATTACACCTGTTGTAGATTTGTATCTGCCCACAGCAACTGGTTGCGATGAACTGGGAAAAATTATTCCACAGGCCGACGCCACAGCAAACAAGGCCATACAAGTGGCTTTACAAAACGTTCCCAACATAACAGCCACAACTTGGCCTGATTTTGGCAATAGCATATCTGGCAACAACAATATTGTAACTGGGTTTACAAATACAGAATGGACTCCAGACCAAGAGTATTTGCCAAATCAAATTGTGGCGGTAGCGTCTGGCGAACTCAATTTGTATTATCAAAGTCAACAAGATGTACCTGTGGGTGTTAACATAACCAACACCAGTTACTGGGAACCTATCAGCCTGGGTGGTCTTGTGACCATGGAAGGATTAGATCTAATTCAAGCACAGACCACAGCAGTGTATCCCAGTGTTACTGATTATTTTTCCACTGAAGTTGCAAACGGTTCAGGCGCCTACGGTACAATTACTATTCTTGATGTTCTTGGAGTGACCTTGGATAGTGGTGACTTTGCAACCAAGCTCAATTCAGTAACTGCCAAGATTGACGCATTACAAACTGCTGGCACATTAAACACACTAAACACCATATTATCAACAACATTACAGGCACAAATCAATGATGCCGGAGTATTAACTCAAATCGCCGCAGCAAACGCAGCCATTAATGGTATTTCATCCACTGACAAAGATTTATTAAACAGTTATTGGATACCAATGGCCACAGCATTGAATTTCTCAGCAAAGATTGTACAAGAAGCTGGTATAGATTACTTTGTGTTGACTGGGGCAGAAAATGTTTCAGTATATTCATTTGTTCAGTCATTGTCAACCTATGCTGCTAATGATACTCCTGGTGGCACCTGGGATTATCTAAGTCAAATAGCTGATACTGATACTCTTGGCGGACAAGCAATAGTGGGTTGTTTACGCGAAGCCAATAATAGAAATAGATTAGATCAAACTCAAATCAGGAGTCGACCACCAACAGAAATACCAGTTGGTGCAGTACCTGGGGGTAATTTTGTTACTCCTGCCCCTGACAGCGAATTATACAGTACATACCCACAAAATATTAGTCAAATCTAAAAATAATACTCTAGTACTACAAAGACCCTGCAAGCAGCAGGGTCTTTCTTTTGGTTGACCCAAATTTTCCAATTTGCTATAATAGTGGCATACAAAGCAAAAAGGAGACCAAAATGACCATAGCAGATTTGATAGCACTATTGCAACAATTGCCACAAGATGCAGACGTTTGGGTTTCGCAGAACGGTGGCGAGTATTTGGGAGACATGAGCGGTGACGTTGATGTCCAAGACGGTCGCGTGATATTTTTGGATTAAGGAGACTGATATGAGTTTACTCAGAGGCGGAAAGACAGGTGCTGATCCCGGACTTTTGCAGGACGATTCTAGGGCCCTGTTCCGCTGGTTTGCTTCGCGGTTGGACTCTCGCTGGACACTCCGCAGAGTCTTGACAGAATATTGATTTGGTGTTATAATACAAACTGTTCACTAACTAGGAGCTCTCAATGTCCGATCTCACTATTCAACAAGTTAACTCTGCAATCATGTTTGGTAAATTTACCAACACTGAACTCACCAGCATCATCGACGCTGTGAAATATGCCCGGGCTCAACTCACACAGAAAACCAAACGTAGCCTGTTCCTGGGAGACACTGTGAAATTTACCAGCACCAAGAACGGCTTGACATTTGTTGGCACAGTGAGCAAGATTGCTATCAAGTATGTAACAGTTCATACCCAGCAAGGCTTGTGGAAAGTGCCAGCCAACATGTTGGAGGCAGTATAATGGGCCTGGATATGTATGCATATGTTGGCACCAAAGGCCAGCGCGATGATTACTATGACAACCGAGAAATTGCTTACTGGCGCAAGCACCCTAACCTGCATGGTTGGATGCAACGTCTTTGGGAAAGCCAAGGCAACTCGGGTGACTTCAATGGCGACGAACTTGAACTGACTTGGGCAGATCTTGATGCGCTGGAACAGGCAGTAACACACGGGCAGTTGCCTGCCACAGGTGGATTCTTTTTTGGCAACAATGCTGACGAGCACTATCGCAAAAGTGACTTGGAGTTCATCAAGCATGCTCGTGCTGAGTTGTTCTTGGGACTCCGAGTGTTCTACAATAGTTCGTGGTGAAAGCGTAAATATGATTAATGAAATTGACTTTAGCAACAATCGGTTTGAGGGTGTAATGGCCGCAGGATGGATCCGCGATCTTGAATCCAGCGACAGTAGAATTCACAAAGAAAAAACAATTGAAAAAGCCTTGATGGCTGCAAAACTGGGCAGTACAGACGCACAGATTTTCTTGTTCAACTGCTATCAGGCCTACAATCCTTTCTACACATTCAATGTGCGGCAAGTGCCAGAAACGTCGGATCTAACTGGCCGCGACAATCCTTGGCCAGTGTTCTGGGCCTTGTTGGAAAATCTACGCACCCGTGGTATCACAGGACACCGTGCTCGTGATCGTATTCAAGAAGTAGCTGAACAGTTTGACTCAGACGAGTGGAATAACTTGGCCCGCAGAGTGATCATCAAAGATCTGCGTTGCGGTATCAGTGAAAAAACCATCAACAAAGTTGTAGGCAACACAGAGTGGCGGATCCCGGTGTTTAGTGTGCAGTTGGCTCAGGACAGTGCTGGACAGCCCAAAAAGATGAAGGGTATCAAGCGCCTGGAGGTCAAACTAGACGGCGTTCGTGTGGTGGCTGTGGTACAGGGCGATGTTTGCACACTGTACAGCCGCAATGGCAAGGTGTTTGAAAACTTCCCGCAGATTGCTGAAGCCATTGAAGCCAACCGCAAGGCGTTTCAATACGGTCGCGGCACCGGTGGCCAATTTGTACTGGACGGTGAAATTGTGGGCGAGAGCTTTCAAAAGCTCATGAAACAGGCACATCGCAAGAGTGATGCCGAAACTTCGGGTATGGTGTATCATATTTTTGATGTGTTGCCCCTGGATGCACTCAAAGAAGGTCATTGGAATGTGAAACAACAAGCTCGCCTGGAATGGTTGGACAGTGCCAAATTGGCCTTAGAAGAGACTGACAACCTGCGAATTATGCCGGGCATGGATGTAGACTTGGACACAGCAGAAGGACATGACATCATGCGCCGATTTGCTGAAGCATCAGTGAAACAGGGCTACGAAGGCATCATGATCAAGAATCTGGATGCACCTTATCTCTGCAAGCGTAGCGATTCATGGATGAAATGGAAACCCACCATCACTGTGGACTTGACCATTGTGGGGTTTGAAGAAGGCACTGGTCGCAATGAGGGTCGGTTGGGTGCTATAATTTACGAAGGAGTTGACAATGAACGAAATATTCGGGTTAATGTTGGTACTGGTTATAGTGATAGCGATCGTGATGAGTTTTGGGCTGCACGGCATCGGCTACTTGGTGTCATCGGTGAAGTTGAAGCTGATGCAGTTACGCAAAACCAAGACGGAACATACTCACTAAGATTCCCCCGTCACAAACGATTCCGTGGATTTGAACCTGGAGAAAAATTATGAGCAAACGCATTGGACCTATTACATTGGACGGCGACGCAGCTGATCGCATCACTGTGCTCACGCTGAAAGAACAACGATCCTACCTCAAGAAAGAACTTGCAGAGTGGAAGAAAAATCCACGTACAGATACCAATCCTGAGGGTGTTTGGATGCACCCTGAAGACGTGGAACTCAACACTCGCATGATTGAATCGTTGAACACTGTGATCAAATACTTTGGCGGATAAATGAACAACGATCAAAGTGCCAACGAGTCATAGCAGATATTCCTCCAGTTTTGCTGCAATGCGGGCAAGTGGCTAATGGTTTAGATTTTCCTCTATTGCTATTACCAATTTTTTCTTTTGTTTCTTCAGAAATAACTTGCAACGATCTTGCCGCCTTAATTTTTTGTTTAGTTTCATTGGTATGAGCTCGGTGGTGTCCGGTCCCTTTTCCAGTTCTTCCTTTGCTAATTTTTATCCTATCACCAACTGATCGAGTCTTGCCTTTCCAGAAACCAACTGCACCCTTGTGTCCTTTGTTCGGAGGGGGTCGTCCAAGCCCTGCAATAGAAATCTTATTTCTTGATTCGGCGCTTAATTTTCCTCGGGCATCACCAGTTTCTTCTTTAAGATTAGCCCATTCATTGCTTTCGACTATATTCCAAAGATTACTATAAAACAATCCCCAGTATGAAAATTCATCTTTAGTATGACACTCTTTTATAATTTCTGTGCGATAATCTTTTCCGTGTTTTTTTAAATGTGATTTCCAATAAGTGCCTGATCCAGGATACTTGTGAGGATCTTTTGACTCGGTCTTGCCAAGATATTTGAGACCAGTAACATTGTGGGTTTTGACGTACAGGTAAATAGTCATGCTGATTGCTCCTTGTTAGCGTTAGAGTAGTTGGGGAGGTGAGATACCCGCGAACTACACTTCTATTTATCTCTTGACTTTAATCTACGTGTTGTGTATAATGTAAGTTCAAACATTGAAAGGCATGTTATGCGTATAGGATTGAGTCTTAGTCGTTGCGTTCGCGATATTGTTGAGGGTCAAGTCAACATTGATGATGTGTTGATACTGATCACTCGCACTGACTTTGACCCTACAGTTCCGGAACAATGGGACAGCATTTGGGATGGGTACACCTCAATGAATCCTGAGTGGTACGGCCTGGAGCATGACGCTGTGTACGCAGTTGTTATGAAGTTGTGGTCCACTGGTCGCATTCATCAACCCCGCAAGTTTGGATATAATCCACCTCGCCGGCGAGAGTTTTGGCTGGAAACTGTGTTGCCTGATTCAGAACTGGCGTCGCGTCCTGCTGTGAAAGAAGCCTGGGATCAGTTTCAAATGCTAGCCGGTCTTACCAACACCAAACTGGACAAGAACTATCAATGAACTACGAACATATCGGTTGGTGTCGTGAAGGTACCTCTGACAAAGTATGGGGAGCTATCTGTTTGAGTCACTCAGGGACATCCTATGGTGACAACAAGTATGTTACCTTTTGGGGTCGCCGTGGTAAAAAACTTCAAACTAAAATTGTTGAAGGTAATAACTGGACAATCAATTTGATGTTTATTAAGAAACAAGACAAGGGATACGTTTCAGTTGATATCAAAAGACTCAACGAAGTGTATCCAGAGTTCCAACAAGATTTAGAAAAGACTGCCTTCTGGGCAACATTACGAGCATGAAAAAAGTCTACTATGTCAAAGAGGGTCGCAGGTACAAACCAGTGGCCGAGTACGACAATGATCTTATGGATAGTTTTCACAAAGGTGCTCATCTTGTGATGGTATATCCAGGCGGCCAGTCTCGCCGTTTTAACATTGACCCAAATTATGCTGCTATGATTGCAGCTGGCCGAGTGGCCGAGGATGCTATGTGCAAGGCCATGATGGAGTCTAGCGAATTAAGACCACAGCGAACTCCATTGACCCCTGGTCAACTAAGGGCATGGAAAAAATTAGCCAAAGAGTTCGGGGAAGAACTCTGCACTCTACAAGGTTCAAGCACACGTGACATTGTAGAAGCCGGAGTGCAGGCCATGCAGGCCGAAGCTGATCTTCTGATGCAACACCCAGCGGTTCAAGATGCATATCAGCAGTTTCAACTGGTGTGTGAATTAGTAAAGCACAAAGATTGCCATACCGATTGACCTCAGTACCAATGCTGTTGTATAATTACTGTGCATAGCGTTGGACCTGGCCAGGATATTATGGTTGCCAAACGGAAGCAAGGATAGCTTTAAGTCGACCCTTGCTATTATCTGTGGCTCTTTGGTGTAAATCCATGAGGTGTGGCACTGTCCTAGACGCAAGTCAAAACCTGGCTGATACCCGGGAGTAAGCCCATTAGGATAAAACAGTGAAAGGACTTTATGTCTGTTAATATTGAAACCGCTGCCGGTAACGGTACGTTGCAGTCTCTTGACCCGCTTAAAACAACGACCGATGCTATGCACCTATATCGCGTCGTGGTTGAATTGGAAAATACTGATGAATGGTATGCCATCATCCGCGAAGCACAACGACTGTTTGGCCCTGGAAACTGGGACAGTCAACCCAGAGTAAAACGCAAGCTAGAACGCAATCGCTGGACCCAAGCCAAGGTTCGAGTTTGGTTTGATGTTCCTGAGGTCAGTTTTGGTACCTGGGTTGGTGTTAAACTAGCAGTTAGGGTGCTGAGTGTGGCCAATAAATAATCTTATGTTCCTCAGTTATATTACTTTGGCAGTTGCACTAAGCCTGTCAGTTATTGCCGCCTACTACTCCATTGCTGGCCTCACCGCAATCTTTGCCGCTGCTGTGATCCCTATTGTGATCATGGGTGGCATATTGGAAGTGGGCAAAGTTGTAGTTACCCTGTGGCTGCACGAGTACTGGCAACAGTGTCGTTTGCTGATGAAAATGTACCTGGTTCCAGCTGTGGCTGTGCTGATGCTGATCACCAGCATGGGCATTTTTGGTTTCTTGAGCAAGGCACACAGTGATCAAAGCATGGTATCAGGAGACGTGCAGGCCAAGATTGCAGTCTACGACGAAAAAATAAAAGTATCACAGGACAACATTGATGTTAATCGCAAAGCACTTAAACAGCTCGATGAGGCGGTGGATCAAAGCATGGCACGCTCGACAACAGAAACGGGTGCTGACAAAGCAGTGGCCATCCGTAAGTCGCAAGCAAAAGAAAGATCTAGACTACTGGCTGAAATTGCAGCCGAACAGAAAACAATTAGTGCTCTTAGACAAGAACGAGCACCCATATCGGCCGAAGTACGAAAGGTTGAAGCCGAAGTTGGACCTATAAAATACATAGCCAAGTTGATCTACGGGGACAACCCCGATGCCAACCTGCTGGAAAAAGCAGTGACCTGGGTTATCATTGTGATTGTTGCGGTGTTTGATCCATTGGCTATCATGATGTTGTTGGCTGCAACAGAAAGTTTGAAGTGGGGGCGAGAAAAGCGATTGGCGCCGCAACCAACAGAATCCAACAGTGAACCAGAAGTAGAGGAACAGCCACCTGCAGAACCAGAACCTGAAAAATCTATACTGGAACAACATCCGTACCTTACCCAAGGATTTGCGCACTTTACAGACTTGCAGCCCATAGTACACAAACCTGAGCCAAAAATTGATCCAGTGCCGGTTGAAGTTGCTCAGTCAGTAGAAGATGAAGAAGAGCGACCTGAGGTACAAGATGCAATTCGTCGATGGAAAGCAGAGAATCCCAACGACACATTGAAAAATCAGCGAGCACGCCTGGCACGTGGGGAAATTGACGAGCTGCCTTGGATGCAGTTGATCCAAGTATTGCCAGCTGCCACTAACTCAGGGTATGGGAATCAGTTCCCGGGTAATGCCAACAAAGGCGACATATTTGTAAGAATTGACAAACTGCCCAATTTGGTCTATAAGTACAATGGTAATAACTGGATTAAAATTGACAAAAATCTAACAGACAGTTACACTTATGATGTTGCCTACATTGATCACCTAATTGACAGAATCAGTTGTGGTGAGTACGACACCGAGCTTTTGAGCGAAAGCGAAAAAGAACAAGTTAAACAACGTTTAGAAAATCGAGCATGAAACAAACTGAAACCCAAGATACTTGCAACTTTTGCGGTAAACACAAAGATGCAGTGGCCAAGCTCATAGTAGGTGAAGATGTGGCCATCTGCAATGAGTGTGTGGAGTTGTGCCAAACGTTGTTGAAAGACGACACACCAGTCAAAGCTGCTGTTAATGCAATCCTAGATCCACTAAAAGTCAAACAACATCTAGACCAATACGTGATTGGACAAACACGAGCCAAGCAGTTGTTGAGCGTGGCTATTGTAAACCACTACAAGCGCATCAATAACCCCAATCCTGAAACTGAAATTGAAAAGACCAACATCCTCATGCTTGGCCCCACAGGCTCAGGAAAAACTTTGTTGGCTCGCAGTGTAGCACGTTATCTTGACGTGCCCTTTGTTATTGCTGATGCCACCAGTTTGACCGAAGCTGGTTATGTAGGCGATGATGTAGAAAGCTTGATCTCAAGACTTTTTGCTGCCGCTGAATACAGTGTTGAACGTTGCCAGCGTGGCATTGTGTTCATTGACGAAATTGACAAAATTAGTCGTCGCAGCGAAAGTGCCAGTATCACACGAGATGTCAGCGGCGAGGGTGTTCAGCAGGCCCTGCTCAAGCTGGTAGAAGGCACCAAGTGCCGCATCACTCCACAGGGCGGGCGCAAGCACCCATCAGGTGAGACCGTGGAAATTGACACCACAAACATTTTGTTCATTGCTGGCGGAGCATTTGTGGGACTGGACAATCTTGTCAAGAGTCGTATCAAGGGCACCAGCATTGGGTTTAATGCACAGGTGGTCAAGGACTCCAAGCCCAGCTTGGATCATACCACACCTGAAGACCTTATCAAGTTTGGCATGATTCCTGAGTTTGTGGGGCGTTTCCCCAGTTGGGTGGCACTCAGTGAGCTTTCCAAGCAGGATCTTGTGCACATTCTGCAAGACGTCAAGCACAGCTATGTGTCGCAGTATTCATGGTTGTTTGGTGTTGACGAAATTGAACTGGACTTTACACCTGAAAGCCTGGATCTCATTGCTGAACGCACTCTTGCTAACAAAACTGGAGCTCGTGGGCTGCACAGTGAACTAGAACGTGTGTTGCTGCCACACATGTTTTACCTTGCAGAGTATCGCAGACAAGGCATCAAGACCGTGACAATTGACGTTGAGCAAGTAAATACTCCAAAGGAGCTTCGAGTTGTAAATGGGTAAACTTTATGGTAGATCAGTGTTGGTACAAGACGGCCAAGTTGATCGAGCACTGCGTAAATTAAAAAAGAAGGTACAGGCATCAGGTTTGATGGAAGAGCTGCAACAACGAGCACACTACATCAAACCCACAACGGCCCGCAAAATCCAGGCAGGCGCTGCAAGATCGCGCTGGCGCAAAAAGCTTCGTGAGCAAGAACTGCCTAAAAAACTGTACTAATGTACATTGAGTTCAGTCTGGTTGGGTGGTCAATTCGAGCAAGCTACGAGATTGACCACGCTCTACAGGAGTGGAGCAACAAATACAATATCCCTTATAACGTAAAAAACGTCAAGGAGTTCAAACGCACAACGTTTGATCAGGACGAGTATTATTCATTGTTTGCTATGACATGGAATCCTGATCAAAAACATCCTGCTTTGGGCAGGTGGCGCATTGTGTCTGACCTAAATAACAAAATAGAATTCAGTTCTAGTGTATAATAAATACTCTTGTAAAGTGCTGATAAGCAGGCTTTACAAAGTCATAAATCGCTTAATAAAGGAGAATAACATGACAAAAACTTTAACTCTTCGTTCTTTCGACATTCCCGCAATCACCAAATTTGGTATCGGCTTTGATAACATGTTTGATGAACTCATGCGGGTAAGCGCCCAACAAGGCTCAACAAATTATCCACCCTACAACATTGTACAAATCAACGAAGATGAGTACATGATTAGTCTTGCTGTGGCTGGTTTTGGGCTTGATAATCTCTCAGTTACCAAGGACAAAAATTTCTTGATCATTGAAGGCAAAGAATATCAGTCTGACAGCGAAAAGATTGTGCCAAACTACCTGCACAAAGGTATTAGCAATAGAGATTTCCGTCGTGAATTCCAACTTGCAGATCATGTGGAAATCAACAATGCGCACCTTGAACTTGGTATCTTGAATGTGCGTTTAAAGCGCGAAGTTCCTGAGGAAGCCAGGCCTAAAACTATTGCTATCACTTACAAAACTTGATATAATAGTGTAAATACAGTGGCGGCGCAGTGCTGCCACTGGCAACAAGGAACAAAATGTCACAATCAGAAACACGTACAAAAATCAAACCCTTGGAATCTATCATTGAGCCTCCAATGTTTCGAGTAATTTATCTTAACGATAATACCACTACCTATGACTTTGTTGTTGAAACCTTGGTTGACTATTTTAACTACACTGAAGAAACTGCTGATCAGATCACTGTGGATATTCATGAATCAGGATCGGCTATTGTGGCTGTGCTGCCCTATGAAATTGCCGAACAAAAAGGCGTTGAAGTCACAATGTTGGCTCGTGCACAAAGCTATCCTTTGCAGATCAAGCTTGAGCCTGAATCAGTAACTCAGTAATCAATTACAATTCTTTGCGGGTAATACACATATTTTGAATACTGTGTATTGGCCCTGCCCCGACAGTTGTTGACAAATCGTATACCCGAGCGCACCTGATCTACACTGCCGTGATAGTGTCCAAAGCACCAGGTATGGATTTTGTTTTCAGTGTCAGCAGCGGCAGCCTGCATCATGTAACGATTGCCCATGACATTGAATCTCATGCTACCTTCAAGGTCAATATCATGCATGATCAAGGCAGGATCTGGCACAGTGTGAGTTACCATCACAATCTTTTTGACATCTTGATGTGTTTGTAAACGTTTCACACTGTTGATCATGTACTGTGCGTCAGTAACTGCCATTTTACTAATGCTTTTTGCAGCCTGCGGGGAAATCATGTATTTTTCTTGTGCCCACATGCTGACTTGGTCCGGACTGATTGAAAAATCAAAATCGTATCCCCACCAGCCGTTGGTGCCAAGTATGGCAACACCATCTACTACAACCACGTTGTCTTGTAGATACACAACATTGGGGATTTTTTCAATTTGTTTGGCCAAAGGCACATAACTGGCGCTTAGGTTTTCAATGTAGTCAATATGCTCGTCATTGCCGTCAACATAGAACACTGCCTGATACACATTGCCCAGGTGTCGTAGTGTTTTTAGCAACAACTGACGATCACGGGCAACATCACCAGCCACAACACAAATAGTGCTGGTGGGTTGGTG